TTTTGATTTACAAGTAAAAGACTCAACTGGATCTTATGTAAGTTTATTTGGTGGAGATTTAACAGATGTAACTGTTTCAGTAGGTGCAACGGGTCAAATTGCAACAGTTATTCAATACACCATTTTGGCAATGGGAACATTAACAAAATTAACCAAAGAAATTTGGGATGATAACATTTCTCAAGATGAAGATGGCGACCAAATATATGAGATTTTATCTAGCATATTACTTGGCACTTGGAATGATGTTCCAGCAGCTTCTCAATGGTCAACTTATGATGCAACCGAAACTTGGGAAGATGCAGTCAATCTAGGGCTTGGGGAAATTGATCAGCCGGGTCTTTATACTATGACTGCTCAATCTACAACTGTGGACACTATCTACAACATTATTTCAGATATCGCTAATTCAGCATTTGGATATATTTACGAAGACAATCAGGGCAATATCGGTTATGCAGACGCAGATCATAGGCAGAATTATCTTTTAATTAATGGTTATGTTGAACTAGATGCCCGCCACGCTTTAGGTCAAGGTTTATCTACAATTATGAGATCAGCAGATGTTCGTAATGATATTTATATCAATTATGGCAACAATTACAATTCACAAGTTACTGCCACAGATGCAGCTTCAATTGCGTTATATGGCTACAAAGCCGAAAGCATTAATTCAAGGGTTCAGGGTGCTGTTGATGCTCAGGCGATTGCCGATAGATACATAGCCCAAAGAGCCTACCCAATTCCAGCATTTCAATCGATCACCTTCCCAATTACTAGCCAAGAAATAGGTAATGCAGATCGTGATGATCTACTAGCTGTATTCATGGGAATGCCAGTTCATATTCAAAACCTACCGACCCAAATATCAGGTGGAGATTTTGAAGGTTATGTCGAGGGATGGTCATGGAGCACTCGGTTCAATGAACTGTTTCTCACCATTAATGTTTCCCCAGTCGCATTTAGCCAAGTAGCGATGCGTTGGAATACAACTCCAGCCACCGAGGCATGGAACACTTTAAGCCCAACTTTAACTTGGGAATACGCTACAATAGTCGCATGAGGATAGGATAAAATGGCAACCACTACTAATTACAGCTGGACTACTCCAGATGACACCGATCTTGTTAAAGATGGTGCAAGTGCAATTCGCACACTTGGATCTGCAATTGATACAACATTGAAGGCGCAAATTGATGCGCAAATACCTGATTCAATAATTGATGCTAAAGGTGATTTGATTGCTGGCACAGCTGACAACACTCCAGCTAAATTAACTTATTCAGGTGTTAATAATGATGTTTTAACAGTTGATACATCAACAGCCACAGGATTAAAATGGGCTGCTCCTGCTGCTGGTGGAATGACTTTAATTTCGACTACAACTTTGACTGGCGCATCAATAACACTTTCATCAATTCCTGCAACTTACAATAATTTGGTGTTAGTAATTAGAAATGATAGGCATGTAGCTGATAATGAAAATTTAAGAATTAGAGTAAATGCAGACTCAACGGCCAGTCGCCATGTAACTATGGATGTTGTATCTTCAAGCAATACTGCTTTTGATTCTACATCTTGGCTTAGTAGAGCACCATCAGATAATGGAACAAGTACAAGTTTGGAATATTGGACAATTTATGATTATGCAAATACTACTACTTGGAAAACAGCAAATTCATTATCTTTTGTTAGAAATCCCACCACGATAACAAATTTCAATTTTGTATGGGCATCACATGCCTATAATCAAACAGGTGCAATTTCATCTTTAGTATTATTACCCGCAAGTGGTGATTTTACATCAGGCACAGTTCTACTTTATGGAGTTAAATAATGGCTAAAACAAATCTACCTCAAATTAAAATTGTTAATTGTGAAACTCGCGAGGAAATTGTCAGAGATGCAACTGCTGAGGAAATTGCTCAAATGGAATTAGATGCTGTTGATTATTCAGCAAAAAAAGCCGAAGCCGAAGCAAAAGCTGCCGAAAAACAAGCATTACTTGACAGACTTGGCATTACTGCTGACGAAGCAAAATTGCTACTTGGCTAATGAAGCCTTACCTATCTAAAGCTGCTGAAACATTCAGAGATCAAGTCAATGAGTGTTATCCAGACAGGGATCGTAAAAGTGATGGATGGCTGGCTTCTGTGGCACATATGCAACGAGCCACCAAATCCGACCATAACCCTGACCCAAAAACAGGATGCGTTAGAGGGCTTGACATTTCTGCTCGGTTATCTGACGACAAAAGGCTTTCAGCATACTTGGCAGATCAAATTAGATTATATGGGAAATCTCAAGGCCGTATCAGTTATGTAATCCATTTAGGCAAAATTGCAAGTCCGGTGCTTAATTGGCGCTGGCGTAAATATAAGGGCTATTCGCCACACGATCACCATATACATATTAGCTTCAAAAAAGATCAAGACAATAACAAAGCAGAGTTTGACATCCCACTACTGAAAGGTAACTAATGAAACTATCTAAAAAACACAAAGCAGCAATTAAGTCATACTTGAGAGCTGTGGCAGCTAGTGGAATTACAGTTGCCCTAGCAATAGTGGCTGACATACATCCAGCCTATGCAACTATGCTTGGTGCAATTGTTGCGCCTATTGCCAAAGCGTTAGATCCAAAGTCAGGGAGCGAAGCTGATTATGGAATCAATGCTTCATGACCGCAAACGAATGGGTTGGCATAGCCGTTGGCGTAAGCGCCGTATCAACAAGTTTATTGCTGGGTCTGCGCTGGGTTATTAAATCTTATTTACAAGAATTGAAGCCAAATTCTGGAAGTTCGATCAAAGATCAAATTACTAGACTTGAAGCGCGTGTTGATGATCTGTTCGTCTTAATTAGTAAGCGATAATTTCTGCTATGGCGAACACACGGAAACACACTAAACGAAAAAAAGTAAACCGGAGAGTAGTTCGCCACACTCCTGAACCATTATCAAAACTAGATCAATTTTATATTGCAAAGCATGAAATGTTTAGAGCTGCACGCAAGGCTGGATTTAATGAGTCATGTGCGCTTTACCTAATGGATAATCCTGAATCAATGCCTGATTGGATCGTGGGCGATAAAGGAATAATCCCAACTATCCCAACTCCAGATGAGGATGACGATTAAGCGATACTTGGTTATCTCGGATTTACAAATCCCATACCACCATGAAGTAGCTGTAAAGAATGTCATAAAGTTAGCCAAGCGAGAGAGGTTTGATAGTGTCCTTTGCGTTGGCGATGAAATCGATTTTCAAACTATTAGCCGATGGGCTGAAAAAACACCTTTGGCTTATCAGCAGACCCTTGACGATGATCGCAAGGCGACTCAAGATATTCTTTGGGCTTTAACTGAGCATTCAAAAGAAGCTCACATAATTAGATCAAATCACACAGATAGACTTTATAACACCCTATTAAAAGTTCCCGGCTTAATCAGCCTACCTGAATTGCAATACGCCAAGTTCATGCAGTTCGATGATTTAGGTATAACTTTCCATAAGCAATTCTATGAATTTGAAAAGGGCTGGATCTTGGCTCATGGCGATGAAGGCAACATGAATCCTAACGCTGGACAGACTGCCCTAAATCTTGCCAAAAAGGCCGGTAAGAGCGTGGTTTGTGGTCATACCCATAGGCTAGGTATGTCAGCCTACTCAGAGGGGCTCTACGGGGCTTATAGACCCCTTTACGGGCTAGAAACCGGCAATCTCATGAATAGGGCAAAGGCTAGTTACACAAAAGGACTCGCAAACTGGCAAATGGGCATTGCTGTGCTTGAGTGGAATGGCAAGAATATGACTCCAACCATGATCCCAATAAACAAAGATGGCAGCTTCACCTATAATAGGAAGTCTTATGGGTCTTGAAACCGATTATAGGGATCGCACGATTGATGACCATATCGATGATCTTGAGGATCTTGGCGTTATCTAATCGTTATAAAACACGCCGTAAGTAGTTAACCAACTGTCCTTGCTTTAAGTCATACTTTCTGTATCAGGCAACCGCTTGATATTAGGGAGCGAACATGGAAATAGTAGGATACGGATTTATTATAGGCTGTTTAATTGGAGCAGCTTTATATTTCTGGGATGAACACCGAAAGTCAGAAATTTACGATAATGGCTATTATGCCGGTAGAGCT